CTTAAACGGCTACCTCTAACTTGCACGAAACCTCCCAAACCCTTCGACCGTATGTTCTCGGCCTCTTCGGGGAGAGGGTAGCGTGAAACTTCACGTTTGTACAACGTGAATAGTGATTTTCGAGTCCCGGTCAGTGGCCCCGCCGCAAGTTTTTCATAATGCGACGTACCCTTGACCCCGACTGATGAGCCAGGTCCAATGTCCATGCGGTGTGTGATACAATCACCGCAAATCCACGGATTCCCTGCGGCGTCGTGCCAGAAGTCCCATAGGAACTTCCGCGCTTCGCCAATAGCTATAGCTTCAATCTCGCTACAGCCAGCCTCATCAATCTGCGTGAACGTCTTACATTTATCGTTACACGCAAGAAACTTAGCCAGTGCAGCCGCGTTAGCCTTCTCGTTCAGTGTGCCGAATTTCTTTAACACACTGTCGAGAAGGCCTGCAGCTGCCACCTGTCTTACTGTTGCATCTGGAGGCACTCGGTCTCGGGCTTTTGGCTCGAAAAGGTCAGTGTAACCCCAGGTACGTAAACAGCGGCTAAGATCACTAGCAAGATAGGTAAAAAGAACATGAGGATCAGCACCCATACATGTAAACCTTTCGCTTTTAAGTGGACAGACGCATTTTCAGGCTGTAGAAGCCTGGCCACGGATCTGACTGCTTTATCCGTTGTATCGCCTCGCGGCAACCCCTTCACAGGGGACCGTCAAATGACGCCGTTTACCACAGTATCTGCCACATCTTGAAGTTCAGATGTGATCAGACCACCATGGCACGACAGCGCCGCGGCGACACTCACCGGGTCAGCCAAGTCAGCTCCAGCCGGCAGGTCGATGGTGGTTGTTATAACCATCGTCTGCTTGGGCTGCCCAGCAAGGACAGTAACCCCCTTGCGAGTAATGAGCTTGTTGGTGTTCCTCGGTACGGAACCGATGACGCCGGTTACCGGGTTCGGAGTCCCCAGCTGCTTAAAAACAGCAGGCCGGAAGAACGAACAGGTAAACGGCGACGCAATACTGTGGGAAGTTACCCCAGTTTGCGTACCACCCAGGGCCGTCACGGCGTGTTGCTTGCCGTTCGGGTTAGGGGCGATATCAGCGGTTAGCGTGTATGTCGGGCTTGTTAAGCCGGTAAGTGCAACCCCCGTAACAGGGGAAGAAGGACTCCACATTTGTGGCCTT